CTCCGAGTCGGACGCGGACGGTGCTGCTTGCACGTCGTCGTCCTCGCCGACGACCGAGCCGTCCGTGCGTGGGTCGCCGTCGTAGTAGTGCAACGTGACGCAGCGGCAGTTGATCGTTTCCTCCGGTGGCCCCTGGCCGGGGAACGGCATGTAGTTCCCGCCGACCAGGAAGTCCTCGTCGAACTTGACGACCTGGCCGTTCGCTTCGATGTGTGACTCTCGAGTCCGGGAGTCGGTGGTCGCCAACCATTCCTTCTCGACCGGCCCGTACTCGGCGAGGTGGCGGGCCGTCTCGTTGTCGCCGTGGTTGTACGCCATGAGCGTCTCGGTGCGGGCGATCGTGTCGGACCGGAACTCGCTGTAGCCGGTGATGCGTTCGATGGTCGACTTGAGGTCTTCGGTGCTCGTGCCCTGCTGCACCGCTTGGGTCAGCTCGCTACGCACGCTCGTCCACAGGTTCTGCCCTGCGCCGACGATCCGGTTGGTGGCCTGGCGCGTGTAGTCGACCGCCGCTTCGTTGACGACTGGGATCATGTTGAGCGCGACCTTCGGCGGGGCAGTCGAGGTCAGCACCGCGGTCAGCGCCGTGTCGGTGTAGACCCTGCCGAGGATCGGGGCGATGTCGTCGTCAACGATGGTCTGCCAGGCGGGGTGCATCGCATCGAACGCTGCCGGGTCGCCCGCTGCGACCATGGCGACCACGTTGTGTGGATCGAACGTCGCAATGGCCTCCTCAACGATCGCCCGCATGGCGTCGTCGATGATGCGGGCCAGCTCGACGTACGCCGCCTCCAAGTACTCGGCGGCTACGTCAGGGCTACCGAGAAACGGTGAGGCCGAGGGCGTCGGAGAGTCGGTCGCGGTCATGGGCGTGTCCCGTGGCGAGCAGCGCCCGCGTGTACGAGTCGAGCGTCAGGGTCAACGCCTCGGCGTCGTAGCCGAGACGGTCGGCGACATCAGGCACCCGCGTCCATGCGTTCGCCAGGAGGAAGTCGAGGCTGCCGTGATCGGTCGCCTTCACCGTCGTGTGCATCAGCGCCGGGTCTGGGCAGGCGACGGTTGCTGCGCCGCCGTTGGCCTTCCGACCGACACGGGACTGCAGACGGGTGCCAGCACGCTCCAACGCCCGATGCACGAGCGCATCGCAGGCCTCCAACGTCGTTGCGGACTGCTGCTCGGGTGGCGGCCCCTGGTCGGGTGGTGGGGGTGGCGGGGTACCCGATCCTGGCGCTGCCGGTGTGCCCGTATCCGGTACGGCGGCGGCTGCGTCGGCGACCGCAGGGGCCATGAGTCCGGCCTCGGCGAGCATCATCGGTGCCAGGGTCGGTGCGCCGCTGGCGGCTTGCAGCAGGACACGGCGACGGAACTCCGTCTCGTCTGGGGCGTCGTCCTCGCTCAGGCCCGTCTCGCGGCGCAGCGCCGCTGCCGAGAGTTCAAGACGGTCGTAGACGGAGATGGCGTCGGCCGATCGGTCGGGCCTCGTGGTCAGGTCCGTCGTGTCGTACCAGACGATGAACTCGTCCGCTTCGGCCTCGGAGAACCCTGCTGCTCGGAGGCCCGCTTGCAGGTAGCCGGTCGTGGCCGCATCGCAGATCGTCTCGGCCATCGGTTCGATGTGCAGCGTGATCGCCGTCTCCTCGACCTGCCATGCGCCCCAGTGGTTCATGCCAGCCATGCCGGTCAACACTTCGGGCGGGAGGTCGATGCCGAGCGCCAGGCGCTTCACCGCCGAGTCACGCAACGGCAGGACGTTGTCTTGGAACTCCGACCAGAACGTGATGTGGTTGACCTTGTCGACGTACTCGCCAGGCACTCGCACGACGAGCGGCACGACGGCGGCTGCGGAGCCACGGTCGCCGATCGGGATGGTCATGGTCGTCACGAGCGTCTCGGTGAACGAGTCGACGACCACGGGCTGATCGCCGTCAGCGGTCGACTCTGGGACCGGGGCCAGGTTCATCACCGGGGCGAACTCGACCTCGGACGGCAACACGAGGATGCCTGCACCGGCGAGCCTCGACTGGGCGGTCGCTTGGACGTGTTCGTCGAGGAGCGTGATCTGGCGTAGCACGCCGAGGACGGCGCGGCATGGCGAGTCGGGTTCCCACTGGCGGCGGGGATGCGGTCGCCACACTCGCACGAGGACGTGTTCCGGTACGACCGGCCGCCACGAGCCGGGACCGTCAGCGACTTCGTAGACCTCGCCTTGGACTCGCAGCTCGTCCGACGACAGGACACGCCACGTCCACGACTGGTCCGGCGCGGGTGGCGTGAGGTCGTCGGGTTCGCGGAACGCAGGGTCGTCGAGCGGGTTGAGCAGCGGGTTCGGTTGGGCCTCCATCAGCACCCAGCCGATGCCAGGCACCGACAGGTACGTGGCGAGCTGAGCGAGCATCGCACCCTGCCCGTCCGGCCCACCAGCGATCGCCGACACGAGGTCGACGGCGAGAGCTTCGATCGGCGACAACGCCCGCTCAGGATCGGCGGCGACATCGGCGGGGTCGGGCACGAGGATCGCCGAGGGTTCGTCGCCTTGGAACTCTGGGTGACGCGCGGCGACCAGGTTGACGCGGGACATGCCGTTGGCGAGCCAGCCGACCGCGAACCGCAACTCGCCGACCGTGTCGTAGAAGTCCCATGCGTCGTTCTGCCAGTCGGCGGTCCGCATCTTCATCATCGAGTCGGGATGCTGGGCCATCACCGCAGCCGACGCCACGAGCGCGTTGTGCTTCGGCGGCGGGGGTTTGCGTCGTGCCACGGATCAGGAGCGTAGTGCTGCCATGCTCGACGGCGTGTGTACCGAGCAGGCTCCGTGCGACGTGGCCCCGTATGCGGCGCTCGTGGCGTTGACGATGCGAGTCGTCTCCGACCCGCGTTGGACGGGTCGCCAGCCGATCCTCCACCAGGGATGCCCGCCAGGGATCGACGGGTCGAGTCTCGGCAGGCACATCCGTTACGCCGACCGTGCCCCGTTCTGTGTCGTGCCGCACGAGCTGGCGCATCTGTTGTCGGGCGAGCTGGCGCACGGGCCTCGCTGGCGTCGAGCGTTCTACGAGATCATCCCTCTGCTGGCTCCGCCGTGAACGGGCCGCAGATCGCCGTCAACGCACGATCCAGGTTTCCCGGGTCGGGGTACACGTCGCCGATGAAGCGGGCCGTTCGTTCTCGGCAGCCTTGCGGGTCCGTCGAGTGGTCGCTACACGAGGCGGTCGCCGATCCAACCAGCAGGCCAAGCAGAGCAGCAGCAACACGACCACGACCCCGGTGACGACCCATGCCCTGAGCATGGTCGACCAGGAGACGGCGTTCACAACGCCCACGGGCCGAACCCACCGGCACGCTCGTAGAGGGCGAGGGCGGCGGTCGCATTCGTGCGGGCGTCCTGTAGTTGCGACTGGGCGCAGACGCCGAGCTGCGGGCAGAGCCACGACCGATGCACCGACCACATCACTTGGAACAAACCCGTTGCGTCGCCGTTGCGATTGATGACCTCGGGTTGCAGCCTCGACTCCCGCATGGCGATCGCCACGGCACGGTCCTCCAACTGGTCGGGCCACACGTCTCGGATGATGCCCTCGACATCGAGCGCCGGTTGCGGTGCTGGCGGGTCGAGTCGTCGAGCTGGCGCGGTCGCCGTTGCGCCGAGGTCGAGCGAGGCCAACGTCTGCGGTCCGACCACCCCGTCGACCACCAGGCCGTTCGCTCGCTGCCAGGCCTTGACGGCTCGCAACGCCCCGGCGTCCGAGGTCCAGGTGTAGCCGTACGAGCGGAGCCGGTCGAGCGCCCGCAGGGCATCGGAGACTCTCGGGGCGGTCGAGGTCGCCGGACGGGCCACGGTCGGTGAAGCGCCGGTCGGGGTCGGGGTGAGGACGGCCAGGATCGGCACGGCCAGGAGCAGCAGTGGTTTGGTTCGCATCCAGCGATCGTAGGCGAGGCCGCCCTAGCCCGTCGCCCCTGGCGTTCTGGCGTGGGGCGATATCGGCGACGTGCGCCGTAGGCGGGCCTATATGCGCCCCTGCTGCGCTCAACGGGGTTTGGTGGGCACTTATGACCCCGGTTCGGTAGATCGCAACGTAGAGGGTCTGGGGGCGAATCCCCTGGTTACGTGATCCAGTCGACGAACGCCACGAGCAGGGCCACGCACGCCGCACCGAAGCAGGCGACGAGGAACAGGGCGACCACGAGGGCGATGCCTCGGATGACGGCTGGCGGCAGGGTCGCTCGCTCGGGGCCGGTCGGTGGCACCGGAGGCGGGAGCGTCATCGGTCGACGAGTCCGGCGACCAGGCCCGTGACGACCGAGCAGGTGAGTGCCAGCAGGCCCGTGACGATCACGCGGTTGTCGCCCCACCACACGGCGAGGTAGGCGACCAGCGCGCCGACCCAGATCGAGACGCACCACGGGCAGGTGATGAAGTACGCCCACCGGCCGATCTCCTCAGGCTCCATGTCCTCGGCGGCTGGGTCACGTCGGAAGAACCACGACCGGATCGGTTGCGTGATCGCATCTTCGTTGACGAGGCGGGTGAGTCGAGCCGTTGCGCCGATCGCCAACAACACGAGCAGCCATGCGGGCAGGATCATGACGGCACCGTAGCAAGCCATAGGCCGCACGAGGCGCAAGCGTCCCGGTCGAGGGTCCGGTAGTGGACGGCGATCGAGTGCGGGCACGAGTCGAGGTCGGCGACCGCTGCAGCCAGCTCGGGATCGGTCGACGTGCGGGCGATGTCGACGACTCGTTGAACGGCGAGAGAGACGGCCATGCGGCGGATGCTACGGGACGACGGTGAAGCGTTGGTCGACCAGGCCGACCTCGGCGCTACCGCGGGCGTGCTGCGGAATCCAATACCGTCCGGCGAGCTTGCCGAACAGGAGGCCCTTGCCGTCAACGCCGTAGTTGGCGAAGTGGCCTCGCACCGAGTGCAGCGGCAGCGAGGTCGGTTGCGACTCGCCATCGCCCGTGCGGGTCGACCGTCCGCCTGGT